GACAGTTTATTTCTATGAGGGCGTAAGATGATTAGTATATCACGAATGATGATGATTGTAGTAGTTGTTTCATCTATAGCATATGCATGTGGTGGTACTGATTTGCCGCAACCTAGACCACCACATAAATTTTGTATCAATGGTGTAGTCTATTATGAGTTTAGTGAAGGGGTGACTGTTGGTTATAACCATGATGGAACATTGACTAGGTGTCAGGGCATATAGGGGTGCAGTGATGGAAAAGAAAACATTAGAGGAATTATTTAGTGCAGGATATGAAGGCATCAATACTGTAATGAAGGAGGTTGATAAGAAGGCATCTGTTTTTCCGAATGACGTGCATATAGTACAGACACAGTATTTGTTGAGAGCTATATTCTCGTCGATGGTGAAGATGGATGCTATCGTAGAAGTGTTGGTAGATGTACGTGATAATAAGGAAGATAGAGCTGTGATGCCATATACAGATTTGGCGAATGCAGCATCTATCTTACATGGTATTCCATGGCCGACAACATTGCAGGGCACATGTAGTGAAGAACAGAAAGCATATGATGCTTTAATGAGTAGGTTGGTGGATCTGAATTATCATTTAGCATTTACTAGAAAGGAGGTACAGTCTGATGAGTTTCCAGGATTAGATATGTCGAAGGAGCCTAGGACAAGGTTAGCAACAGAGGAAATAGCTAATGCTATTAGAACTAGTGGAACGGATTTATTACAGTCTCAGCTACAAGATAGTAGAAATCGCATCGAGCATCTGGAGAAGTGTCTTGAGTCAAGTCGTGCTGTGGTAGAGAGACAGCGGTTAGAGATTGTAAAGTTGAATGCAATAAATAGATTTGGAGATATATTACGTGAACCATATACCTTGACAGGACAACCAGCAAATGTGATACAATTTACATGCAGTACTGGTGGAAAATTTGGTGATTGTAGATCACATATAGATGCTCCATATTGTGCTTCATGTGTTGAATATACTTGGAACATAAGATACATCATAAGATATATGATGTTCGCAAAGAGTAAGTAAAAGGAATATCGTTGTTACTCTATATAAGGAGAAGCATAATGAGACGAATTCTATTTGGTGTAATTTTGCTAGGAATGATGTTGGTAGTGAGTGATGTAATGGCTCAGCCAATCTCTGTAGATATCAATAGAGCTAAGCTGCAATGGTCATGGACTATGTTAGCTGGGTCATCGCCAATTGTAGACTTTGAGATGAGATGCGGACAGACACCTAAGAACTATACAAAGATGACGGTGGTTGGACCAACCATAACGTCTATGGATATTAAGGATGCTATTACAGGTGTTGGTAATTGGTTCTGTGCAGTAGCTGCTCGTAATCAGTTTGGAACATTGGTATCTGGTGAAGTCCCTTTCGTCGCGGGGTCAGCCCCAAGTGGGACGCTGACCTTAATAATAGTAGCGCAGTAGAAGTTATAGAGGTTCTTGAGATTAGAATTGGAAGTGTGATGTGAGCCTTAAAGGATTCCAATATGGACATGCTCCATTAGGAGCTTGTTTAAAGAACGCTAAGAAGAAGAAATGTTGGAGAGGGCATAAATTCACACATGTAACTGTAGACTCGATGGGTAAGAAGCATAGGATATGTTATAAGTGCATCTACTACAATAGGAATATGCGCCTTAGAAAAGCACGTGCTGATGTGAGTTACACGCGTGCTATGGCGCGGATTGGAAAATTTTAATGCGTATAATTGCATTAGCAATACTTATGCTTCTTACCCACGCTTTAGATGCAGCGGCACAGACTGCATGGACACAATGTGCTGTTGAATGGGGGACGTGTCAGTTTCTAGGTAGAAAGATAGTGCGGTATGGTGGTAACGGTACGTATTTCAGTGGCGTATATGAGAATGGTGTAGAATGTAATAACGATACGTTTGGTGATCCTATATATGGTGTTGTGAAGTCATGCCAATATGCTAACTTAGATGATACATCAACGCCTCCACCAGTAAATACAGTAACTAAGGTACCAACATCAGGAAGCGTATGGACTAATGGTGTCGTAGCATGGGCAGGTGCACCAGAATGTTTAGATGCAGGGCTATTACCAGCATCTACGTCTGGTGCTATAGATGCTGGTGCTCTAGTTGCAGGGCACCATTGTCCTAAGCCTGGGTTAGATGCGAGTGGATGTAAGGAATGGTTCGGTGCAGCACCAGATATAGGAGCATGTGAGCCTATGCCACGTGGACCAGGAACTCCGCCTATGGGAACATTAACAATGAAGGTGATACCATGATAGAAGAATGCAACGTGAGATTACCTGATAACAACGATTTTGTGAATTGTGGTAAGGAAGCAGTGGTCACATTTACTAGGGTGAATACTGCAATGCAAAAGTATAATCGTTGTAAGTACCACGCAGAACTTGAAATAAGAACGTTGTGGCTTTATGTAGATCAGATAGAGAAAGTGCAGGATACGTTGAGGATGATAGGACAATGATAGAAGCATTAGAGTTTTTGACTAAGGTAGAGAATGGTATAAACTGTAAGTGTCGTGCTTCTCTACATCTATTTCATAGTGATGACATATTACCACGTGAAGGAATGCTAGTTTTGAAAGTTGAGGCTTATGTTGGGAAGGATAGACATGCCTCAGAACTAATATTTCGTGAGGAACATCTATTTGATAATAATGTATTGGAGATCATGCGTGATATGTTCGTGAGGGATTTTAATGATGCATATCGAAAAGCTTTTTCTGATGCATTAAAAGTGCAAAGTAAGGGTAAAGGGCCGACTATGGCTTGAAAATCGTGCCTGGAGGCTGCTAGACCCCTTAGAATCGATTTTAAAGAGGTATTAGATGCGTGTAATGGTGATAGACTACGAAAGAATTCAGAAAGAAGCACCAGAACTAGCGAAAGGCATGATGGAATCAGAAATGATTAATGGTGCTGTGATACTACCGTGTGATATTATGGAACAGTTAGAGAAGTCTGGCATGGTGTACTATGTAGAGAAGGAGGATAAATGTCATTAGTGTATGACCTGAAGATGTTTGCAGAAGTGCACGGCACTAATGCTGGCGACTATGTTGTTGGAGACGGCGTAACTAACGACAACTCTGCTTTAGATACTTGTATCCTAGATGCGTTGGGTGCTCATGGTGATGATAACAAGATATATGGCTATCATGTTGTCTACATTCCAGAGAATAAAGAGATACTGCTAAGCAACTTACAGATTCTTGATTATCGTGATATACTATTTGTAGGTGCAGGGCGTAGCTCCGTATTCAAACAGCAAGATGGTGCTGGTGGTATAATCACTTTCGAGCGTTGTAAGCATTACGGCTATTGTAATATGAGCATAGACTATAACGGTGCCCCTAAGTTCGGTGGTATGAGGAACTATGAAGCTAATGGAGCATGGATAGTAAGCAATAACTTCTATGATTCTCGACCAGTAGGTATCGCAATAGACAATGGTGATCGATATGCTATCGTGTTTGGTAGTGGACCAACGCCATCACGTAACATCTACTTTGGTGAGAACAACATTAAGGATTTGCAATGTGAGTTCGACCATATGCAAGGTGCGTTGATTGAAGACAATATAAGTTTGAATGCGCCTACGACCTGTGCATTTGGTACGTTTGGTATCAACAACGGTGATAAGAATAGAGATATCATTTACAGGAATAATAAAGTTATCAACCCAAAGTCGAAAGCTTTCCAAATAACTAAAGATACGGCTGAGATAAATGATACTGAGTTCGGTCATATATCTGTAATTGGTAATGAGATTGAGTTCAGTACGTTTAGTGGGCAAGCGTTTCTTGTGGGTACAGGTAACAACAGCATACCACAGGTCACCGATAAGTTTCATCATATATGGTTCGATGGAAATAAGATTACCTACGGTGCTGAATGCCTTTCTATGCATTGGGAGTCATCGCCGATTGCTTTTATGGGTCCAGCTAGTGAGCAGGGGTTCAGGTTTGTTGAGTGCCAAGTTATGAATAATATCTTTCATGGTAATCGTCGTAATGGAGGTTGGGTTATTCTAGCAAAGAATTGGGATGGTGGACGAGTAGAAGGAAACAGAGTACTCAATGTTCCGTATGGTATCAATATGATGCAACCAATAAGATGTAGTGTGCAGCATAATGTTGTGAATGCTCTGTATAGAGGAAACGTAGTAGACCGTAGCCGTGGTGGTAATAGAGTTGATGCAACTAATAAGTTGCTGGGGCATACTGATGTAACGTTTGAGGTAATAGGTGGTGCACAACAGGGCGATGTATTTGAATCACCAACATTATGGAATGAAGCAGGGCAGTTGATAGAAGCATGGGCTGATTGGATACCTGGAGCTATCAAAGCCGGTGGTACTGCTTCTAAGACTATGGCGATAACAGGTATTAGTTATGGGGACCATATAGAAGGTCTAGACATCACTGCTAGTTTGCAAGGTTGTGTTATAAGTGGAGTGATCGAGCCAGCTGGAACGCTAGTTGTATCGTTAAAGAATGGAACTGGTGCTAAGAAAACATTTGGTGCAACGTACATAGTGGTGAAAATTTCTAAGCCATTATTCGTGTGATAGAATGGTTCCAGGTTATATTATATACGACAGCATTGATCAGACTGGCTATTACTTTGTTGAGGATGCGACTAGTGATAGCACGTCCTATGATAGTACGTCCTATTATAATCTAAGACGATCAGTAACTGGAAGATGGCCATCATCTATATGGTTAGATGAAGAACAGAAAGAGATACTGCGTAGACAGGCTTTCAACAATTTCTTGGATGTTATACGATACAGGTATGCTAAGCTGATGTTATGGAAGTACGTTCCAGTGAAGTCTAAGTACATTATGATTCCAACCAACAGCATGCTACAGCGTTGGGATAAATAATTTCCAGTAACTAGTGGTGTGATGTGTATAATCGTCATGGGGTGCTGGAGGTAACGAATGCGAACAGAGTTGTTGGAATCATATACTAAAAGAGATGCGATGAACATCGCTAACAGATTGATCCGAGAAGTCGTTGACTATGAGGACTTGGATTATAAGCGATGGCACATGACTAGCAACAACTTACAGCTAGTTGGTGGTACTGAGCCGAAAGATTTAACAGTACAGGATGCATCTACAGTACGCCGACAAGCATATAAGCTGTACATGGAGAATCCGTATGGTCGCGGCATCATACGAACCATGAATAAGTTTATATTTGGTAAAGGTGTTGATACAGAATCGATGGAGAAGAACGTCAACAAGAAAAAAGAGATTGAGAAGTACCTCAAAGATTGGAGAGCGTATAACCATTGGGAGTTAACACAGAAAGAAACTAGCAATAGATCGTTCAGGGATGGTGAACTGTTTTGGTATAACTGGTCTAAGGGTAAGAAGCAGATACCACGATTAGAGTTCATCGAACCTGATCTTGTTGATTCAGATAAGCATGAGTTAGGTATCGAGCTAGACTCTAAAGATATGAGCCAGGTAAAAAATTATTGGGTAAAGAAACCTGGTGAGCAAGCCAATCTAGCTGTAGCGTATGATGCGAAAGACATAGTGCATATCAAGCTATTCGTTGATCGTAATGTAAGACGTGGACGATCTCTGTTTGAGCCAGTGTTTGGTAAGATCAAAATGCATGACGACTGGCTAGATCAACGTATGGTATTAAACAAAGTGCGTAGTGCTGTTGCTCTAGTAAGATATGTGGAGGGCACGCAGGTACAAGGCGCGCGAATAGTACAGCAAAATAAAGATAATTCTGATCCGCGCAGAACAAATAAAACTCAAGCGTTCAAGTCAGGGTCTATCTTAACTGCACCAGTAGGTACTAAGTATGAAATGCTATCGGCTAATTTAGGCGCATCAGATGCAGCTACTGATGGTAGGAACATTTTATTGGCTATTGCTGTTGGTATTGGCTTCCCAGAAATGTTTCTCACTGGTGATTACTCTAATGCTAACTTCGCGTCGACGTCAGTAGCACAGAGTCCGTTCGTTAGAGAGTTTGAGGACTGGCAAGACTTCTTTGACTTCTACATAAAAGAGCAGTACAAGATAGTGCTGAGGATGGGACAAGAAGATGGTCTGGTTCCTAAAGACATAGACTATGAAGTCAAGAATGAATGGCCTACACTGACGTATGAGGATTTCGTACAACAGGTAACAGCACTCGGTCAGCTATTTCAGAACGGCATCATCAGTAAACGTACATATGCTGCGAAATTGGATTTCGATTACGATGAAGAAAAGAAGTTGATAGACAAAGAAGAAAAAGAGCAGGCAGCTAAAGACATGGATGATTTTGGTAATTCTTTTGGTGGTGAAGATGATGAAGAGTCTGAGGAAGAAGATTTAGCTGCTAGTACTGCAAAAGAATTAGCTGCTTTGAAAAGGATTAGAGAGTCTAGGGCTGTGTTGATTGGTAAGAAAAAGAAATTAGCAACTAAGCGTAAGAGAGTCAGAGTATGAATACTGCACAGGCTGTTGCTGAAGCAATAACGCGTGTTCGCGCATATACTAAGACTGTCAAAGGCAAGGAAGTAAATGTCCGCCAACATGTACGAAATTACGATGCAGCTGATGAGATGGGTAAGACAGTGGAAGTGACTGATGAAGCGCTAGACGTTATATCTAATCATGTTATTGATGAGAATTTTACGCTTCAGGATATCATTGATGGTTATACTACTGGTAGATCAGACTATAAAGTTGCTAATATAGAAGTTGATGCCGAGTATGATGAAGATGGCGAAGAGTATGAGGATGGTGGAGAAATTGGTAGTGTACTAATGCTAACAGGACAAATAATAGATACTAAAACTGGTATAGCAGTAGCTGACTGGAGTAGGACATTGGATTTCGATGCTAGTGCTGCAAAACACGATTCTTTCTTTGTAGATGAGAGACATCAAGGTAAGGGGATAGCTACTGACTTTAACGCTAGAGCGTTTGATATGTATCGGAAGGTTGGTCTTGGTGTTGTTACAACATACGCTAACGGTAATCGTAAGACTGGTGTTGGCCGATATGCCTGGGCTATGCAGGGATTTGATTTTCGTGACGCTAGTAAAAAAGATATGATGAAAAGCACATTCGCAGAATACCTTAATGATCTAAAACTACCTGAAGCTGCTGCTCAGGTAGCTAAGATGAATCACTCTTGGGAGATAGCATCATTTGTTGTAGACGGTAAGAAGGTTGGTAAGAAATTTATGATAGACATAGCACCAGATTGGAATGGTGTAATGAAACTCAAAGATACTGAACCATCTTGGAAAATGTTCAAAACATATAAAGAGAACGCCAAAGGGAAAGGAACCAAATAATGCTTGAGCAACAATCTAAGATGTTGTCTAAGGATAGTGCTGGCTTTCATGTAGAACTGTTTCGCAATGAGGATGCTATAGTCAAGGCTATGCGTAAGAAGGGTTTGGCGTTCCCAGAGTTCCACGAACCTAAGAAGTCTATGAAAGAATCAACACTAGCTGATGTATCGTACGATCTTGATGTGTTGGAAGCTGAGGTTAAGGTAAAAGCACATCAGAGGAAAACTAAAACTGGTAAGATAGAAGATGTAGATGCCCATACACGAACAGTTGTGTACCATGGTACGAGGGATAGTGTATTAGATTCTATACTTGCTAAAGGTTTGATACCTCAGAACTATAGCAATTGGAATTGGAATTTAGATGATAAGCCAGAGGATGTAGTATATGTCTCTAAGAGTTTAAAAGAAGCTATTGATTTTGGTAAGGCTGCTGCTTCTTACAATCCTAAAGCAATTAGTGCTGCAGTAAATCCTAAAACGACTTGGGCTGTCATTGAAGCACATGTACCAACTAACATTAACATGGAGAAAGATAAGCGTGTAGAAAGTGGTAATGCTTTTATATTGAAGGAGGTTAATCCAAAATGGTTTAAGAAAATTCACTTTTATGGTCTTACTCCTAAGATGGGAGTACACATGCCAGTCATTAAAAGAACTGTAGACGTTAATGAGACAGTGACATCTTTCACTAAGGTGTATATACCATTACCAATTAATCATTTATTTCTTAAGAAAAAGAAACTATCAGAAGCCCAAGTGAGAGTGAAGGCACATGCTCGTGTGCGTAAAGGTCGTCAACAGTTCGTCAATACCTATACTCGTGAGAACAAAACAGCACAGAAGTTGAAGTTGATAGGTGTTACAAAGATTGAAGAAACGACGATCAGAAAGATACTTGAGCGACATGATGAGAAGATACTAAAGAATATTCCAGTTATTGGCGTATTGGGTGGGAACAACTTCGCTAAAGCGTGGAAGGTTGCGAATGCTGATGACTCTAGTGGTGCTAAAGGCGTTGCTGGGTTCTATAGCGAGAAGAACGGTATGATAATTCTGAATCGTGATACTGTGCGTACGTTCGGTTGGCGTTCGGTGTTGGATCATGAGATAGGGCATTCGGCATACTACCACAGCAAGAATGCACCTAACTGGGTAGCCAATACTATGAGCGACAGAAGCTTTGATAGGTTCACTCGTTATTCGCGCGAAGGAACACATGAAGCTTTCGCAGAATCATACATGGCGTACATGTCGGCTGGTGGTAAGGCAAAAAATGCTAGATTCAAGAGAGTGTTCAATTCTATCAACGATGTAATCTCTGGCGTTCACAATAAGAACTACTGGAAGAGCTATAGGAAGTTCATCGAGCCTAGCATTGAGATGGATGAATAGGAGTCTAAATGGATATTGAACTGACAAGAATAGACACTGGTGAACAGGAGATGGTTACAGTACCAGATACAATCGTATTGACTAAGGGAGCACAGAAAGGTGATACGTATGTAGTTGGTAGATGGCGCCCTATGCCTAATGATATGTTGCAATCTTGGGCATATCGAAATGGGTATGAAGTTCCAGAGGTAGTGCAAGAAAGCATATTAGTTACAGACCCTAAGATGTATCCTACCACCGTCATGTCTAAGGATGAGTGGCCAGGATTAGAAGAAGCCACCACTAAAGTCAAGCGACATCGGCGTATATCAAAGAAGGGATTTATTGGTTCTGTTAAGCAGCATCAAAGAAAAATTCCTGATTTAGAGTTCGATGTTCAAGATGGTACTTGGCGAGGCAACTCATTGAAAGGAACTTTGGATAGAGAGTACAAAAGATTGATGGAGAAATATGAAGGTCTTGCTGAATTGTTGAAAAAGGATAAAATTAAGGTTACGATTGTAGACGCTGAGTCTGGTAAGGATTACAGCATGGAAGATGGCGGTGGACTGTATGATTACCATGGTAAGATAATTGTGTCTACAGTAAGAGATCGTCTTGCTCCTATGCGCCACCAGATTGGTAGTGGTGCTTACTTAACAGATACTACTTTTGAAGGAGCATTTCGTCATGAGATTGGACATCATATTTCATGGCTTACTAGAGTTGACGATTCAGCTTTTATGCGTGCTGTAAGCCATCATATGAAGTTAGATGGATTGGATGATACTAAAGGTACTCAGCGGCGACAATGGCTTAAAGACAATATCTCTGAATATGGTAGTGTAAATTACAATGAAGCGTTTTCTGAAGCGTTTGCAGCATATACCCATAAGAACTATGGCACTAAGGGTAAGCTACCAAGTGAGATAGAGAAGGTTATAAAGAGTATTGTGCATGCAAAGAAATTGAAGGAAGCAATTAGAGTTAGTGCAGCAATGCGTGTCTTAGCAGAGAAGATGGTACGAGTCAAAGCGCATAAGCGCCGCGATAGCAAAACAGGTAAGATAGAGGATGTTGATGCTTTTGTAAGAGATACAAAAGACAAGCTACAATCTGGTGAGAAGCAATACGATCCAGATAATACAACTCCTATACAAACAAAGATCACGTTGAGCAAGACTCAGATCGGTAAGATCGGAGAGCAGTTAGCTATCAAACTCAAAGGTGGTGTGCCTCTTGGAAATGTACTGGGTCAGACTAGAAACAATCTAGCGTATGATGTAATCAATACAAAGACTAAGACGCTATACGAGATTAAGGCTGGTGCAATCAGTAACGCTCGTGACGTGCAGAAGTGGAGACTGACTAAGGGTGAGCCGTCGCAAGCAGAGAAACTGTTCCTTAACCGCGCTACGGTTAGTGCGAAGTTGATGTACAATCGTGGTAAGGAAGGTAAGATCATCGCACGTAAGATGGCGTTGCAGAAAGAAGTTGAGCGGTTGACAGGACACAAATACAAAACTAAGACGCTGACGTTCATCATCAACCCAGATACTAGAACGGCTGACTCGTATGAGTTTGAAGGGTTGCATCCTACCATACGATGGTACAGTGACCTAGCTCGTAAGGGTTACAAGCGTAGTGTGAAATACTGAATAGCGTTATGTATAGTAGGAGGATTATATGGCTGTAATAGAGATTACGATTGGGATAAAGTATTCGTGTAACAGGTGTGGCTTAAAGAAGGTTGGCGTCGACGTGCCTATCAGAGAAGCTGGTCAGAATGTAATACAATGGATGAATAGTGTTGTTGGTAACGGGATTAAGGAGGATCATCACCGTCGTGCGCCTTATTGTGATGCGACTAGCGTTCAAGATTTGATGATACCTGTAACTGAAGGAGAACTAATAGGTACTCCTACTAAGAATTGATGGAGGTGATATGTTATCGAAGCATCAGACAAGACAGTTGAAGGAAGGTAAGTCAATAACTGTAGAAGAAGCACTTGAGATTCTTGAGGCTCAGTTAGATGAGGATGAAAAGAAAGTGTTGGAAGGCTTTAAGATAACATTGCAACAGTTGAGAAAAGGCAAGTTGTTAGAGGCAGTTGGAGAAGAACCAGATGAGGAGACAGTATGAGCCACGCGTATAGCAAAGCAAAGAAGCATAGAAGGTTTAGACGTAAGAGAAGTGGTCCCATCCCAGTGATGACTTCAACAGAACGTAACGAAAAGAAACGGAGAAGCAAATGAGATTGATAGATACCAAATACCATGTAACAGATGATGGTAGGATTATCAAGACAGGTAATGGTCAAGAAGTACCGATGGATGAACCGATGTTCCTGTTTCGTGCTCGTGACTATCTAGCCGTACCAGCATTAGAGTTTTATCAGCAGTTGTGTATCGACAATGGCTGTACGGACTACCAGAAGCAGAGTATGGAAGATATGATAGAGAAGTTTAAAGAGTTTGCTGCCTCTAGCCCGACTATGAAGCAGCCAGGAATTACGGAGGGAAAATGAGTTCAGGCATACTGTGTAGGAACTGTGGTAAGGATGTTGATTTTCATGACGATGAATTGTGTGATAATATTTGGAAAACTAATAAGGAGAAACAAGTGGCTAGAATGATTGGTAACGGCAAGGGTGAGTCGTGTGGTTCATGTAAGTTTTTCTTTGCAGATGAAGGCGATAGATTTGGAGCGTGTCGTCTTAATCCACCTAATGAGAATGAAGGATTTCCTACAGTTCGCACTAACAATTGGTGCGGCCAGTACAAGAAGGAACCAGAAGATGATGAACTGATGGAGTCAGTTCCTATACAAGACCCAATAATAAGTAAGGGGTGAGTGATGGAAGATTATACAGGTGGCAATGAGTTTGCAGATATGTATGGGCATAGTAAAAGTTGGACGATTGAAACGATTGCGTATCTAGCTAAGAACGGCATAGACAAAGAGAAAAACTATTCACTTGGGTATCATCAAGGAGCAATGACGATATATTGGGGTGATACAGCGGCATGCATATGGAAGATACCTGAGGACTTGGATAGGATAGTTCCAGAACTACGCAAATTTTTTGGGGTACATGAGGAGTGTGCTCGTTGCGGACCGACTACGCATAGTCGCGGCGAAGGTGATTTAGATTTTCACTGTTCTACTTGCTGGAAAGAGTTAGAGGCTAATGTAACTAGATCATCCAAGTCTAATATTAGGTTATCAAAGAGAGTGATAGAGTTAGAGAACGCCATACGAGAGCATCGCGACGCTAAGGCAGATGACAGGTGTTGGGTAGACGACATTGATTTATACAAGGTGTTGGGCGATGGTATCGAGCCAGATATCTGTATTGGCAATCCACATGAAATGTTTGCTAACTGTAAACGGTTTATTGCTATGCGTTGCTCTGGTGGTAAGTGGAAATCATATCAAGAGTTAGAGAAAGAACTTGAAAATGCTAAGGCTAGATTAGTTTTGCTTGATAAGGCAATTGGCGGTGCAGCAAGTTTTGCATGTACTAATTGTGGTCACATCATGTAAGGGGGTTTATGAATGGGTGACATACAGATAGTGAAAGTGTTGGTTGACCCTAAGAGAGTTGCAGCATTGATGTTTGATAATACGTTTAAAGCATTAGTGACTGCAACAAGGAACAAGAAAGTATATGCTGTTGGAATACATTCAGCAACATTAGAAAGGGAGGGCTATAAAATCGAAGAAATCATCGCAGCAATAGAGAAGGTAGGCTAACCCCTTACTTTTAACGCTGCGTTCGTCCTGGAGGCTGTGGAGGGCCTTGAAATCGTGATATGAAGGGGTGTAGAAAGAGATATTAGATGAGTAAGCTGTTATTTTTCTTGTTTTTGACTATCATTAGCTGTTTTGATGTTAAACCTATTGAAGCAGCAAATCGTTGGATAGCTCCATCTGGTGGGCTGACAACAGGCGATTGTCTAACTTCAGCAACGGCTTGCACTAGAGATCGTGCTTATGCGGTAGGTGTAAATGGTGCAGCAGAAGAACTCATATTCAAGCCTGGTATATATCCGAATTGGGTAGAATTTCAAATTCAGAAAGGTGGTAATTCAAATACTTCACGGTGGGTTCTTCGATCTCAATTTCGTCGTCAAGCAATCATCCAGCCAGTAGCTAGTGCCGGTGCATTTAGAGTTGAGCGCAGTTTTACTACAATACGTGGATTTAGAGTAGAAGGACATGGAAGTGGAGTAACTGGCGGCACTTGTATGGGTATTGGTGGTACTCCAGCCAAGCAGTATATAACTTTTGAGGATAACCAATGCTATAAGATGGGTGCCATGGGCATTTATGCTGGTGGCGGTGTTGCGCAGACAGATTTTAAATTTCGCTACAATAACGTCAACGGCACTGGATACAATACAAGTTTACCAACTTCAGAAGTGTTTTATGTTGGGACTAATTCGAGCGTTGCAGGCATTAAGACTGAGCGTTTTGAATACTATGGAAATCTGTTACAAGATTGTACAAGTCAGGTGTGGGACTTAAAAGATACCGCGTATGATATTAATGTTCATCATAATATAGTTGAAGGCTGTACGACAAACGGGCCTGGTAGAATTACGAACGATTCATCTGTTGGGTTAGTAGCAAATGTACGCAACTTACAACCGAACCCGACACTCAATAAGGTGCAAGATAATATCTTTCGTGATTTGATTGGTTATGATACTCCTGGGAAGCTGCTATATAATGATCATAACGCTAGCATCGCTTTCAACAGAAACGTTTTCTATGATACGGCACCATCGATGCCTATCATGTATTTACGTAGTGATAGCAGTACGATGGACTTGCGTAACAATACTGGTTGTAATACTTCCGGTACGATCACTGATGAGGATGGCGGTACGCTTGAGGCGCTTACTTCCGGCACTTCGCTTAACTTAGCTCAGTCATTTTGTAACAGTGAGGTTCAACGTATTATTGGTGGTATAGCAGTAAGGCCAGTGATAGCTACTGCGGAAGTAGGTTTAGTAGCAGTTAATAAAATACGTATTGTGCTTACTAACGCAAGTAGAGCTGCAATAGATGGTGCAGAAATGGTTGGTAACACAACTAGAATCGCCGCAGTGAACCATGCGCTCTGTACTCTGTCTGGAATGACTCCTGCTAGAACGATTACCGCCAGTGCGGTAGTTGGATTGAACACTATAGATTTCACGTTATCAGGTAACGCCGATAGTGATGATGTGCCTCTCTTATCATGTTCGGCCGCAGCGTTCAAAAATACTGGTGAGATTGGTGATGCATGGATTAGTGATCTAGCAACATCAGCGGCCATCACTAATCAGCCGGTGACGAACAATATTAAAACTCCTGTTGTACCACCTGCTGCTCCGATACAATTCTATATATCGACTACTGGTAGTGATTCTAATAGTTGCGCTGCTGCACAAAACATTTCTACTCCAAAGCTAAATCTCATAGGTGGTAGTGGTGTATTGTCTTGTCTCGTTCCTGCTAGAGGTGACATCGTAAATATTCGAGCAGGTACATATAGCGATGCTATCACCAGTGTGGTTTCTGGTACGTCCTTTGACAATGCGGCGACTATCCGTGCTTACTCCGGTGAGACGGTTACTCTTACTGGTGGTATCGCTTTAGAAGGTCCATCCTATGTGAAGTTTCAGGATTTGAAAATTACCACCAATAGTATTTGGGTTGGTTCGACGTTTGGGGATGGTAGTAATGCTGGTCATCATATTCGCTTTACCAATATAGATGCTTCGGGTGCTGGGACTTCGTTTAATATCGTTGAGTTTAACCGATGGACTCACCACAATGAATGGATTGGTGGTACTGTTCATAGTGCGGATCAAGGCGCGTATGCTTTCTATGTTTCGGGCGACGATAATTTATTTGACCATGTTACGGTGCGGGATAATTCAGCTTTTGGGTTTCATATCTTTAGTGCCTATCCGCAATTGCCTGACCGTAACGTCGTCCAATTCAGTACGCTTTATAACAACGGCACACTGAAGAACATCAATACGACTGTTACGTCAGCAATTCTACTTGGTTCAGGGGATAACAATCAGGCGTATGGGAATCTTGTTTACCGAAATGGTGGTGACGGCATAGCAACTTCTAATGGAGCGACAAATTCAAAAATTTACAATAACGTAGTGTACGGAAATAATACTACAAAGACATCTTATGGAGGTATAGTTTGGGGTACAGGAAGCAGCACTCGTATTAGCAATAATATTGCATACCAAAATGGTGTTGGTGATTTTGTAGATTCACATAGTGTTCAGACACCGACCTTCGGCAATAACTTTTGTACTAATGCTGGTACAGGTTGTGCTCTGAGTGGTGATCCTAGGTTCGCAAACGTAGCTGCTAATGATTATCGGCTATGTACTGCTGCTGGCGCGCCGTATCCTACTTGTTCAGGTTTGTCGCCCGCGCTAAATACTGGTGGTGCTTTAGGTTCGCCATACAATGTGGATATTGTTGGTATAGAAAGGCCGCAGGGGTCAGCCTGGGATATCGGCGCATATGAATCTATTATTGCACCTGTCGTACCACCTCCGTCTATTCCACCTCCGTTACCACCATCTACTACAGGTAAGATTTATTATGTAGCAACAAACGGTAATGATAGTCATACTTGTGAACAGGCACAAAATGTAAACACGCCGAAAGCAACTATCTTTGTTAAGGGTAATGGTGCTGGATATTGTGTAGTTGGTGGTCGCGGCGATCAGGTTCAAATAAGAGGCGGCACTTACAATGATGGAATATCAAGTGGGTATATTGGGAATGCTTGGTCTCAGTCTGTATTACCATCCGGTACATCTTGGGGAGATGCATTAACATTTAAGCCGTATAACAATGAAGTGGTAATATTGAAGCCAAATGGACTATTTAGTGGCGCATTTACTTTTACTGTCCCTACAAAATACGTCATTGTAGAGAATTTAATTCTTGATGGTACTGATTGTGGTTCAGCTTGTGATGGAGTAGTTAACGGAAACACAACTGTTAGTTACATTAGATTTTTAAATGTTGAAGTGCGTAATGCTAACTGTGTACTTGTCGGATGGGGAGGACATTACAGTGAATTTATAGGTGGCAGTTATCATGATACAGTCATAAATAATTGTGGTGGGAAATTTGCTTCAGGTTCAGGATATGGTTGGTACATGACAGGTTCTTATAATCTTGTAGAGCGAGTTAAGTGTTACAATATAGCTGGATACTGTGTCCATAACTATTTGAATTGTGGAAATAATCCGAATTGCGTGTGGGGGAGTAATGGTAACAATACATACCGTTACATGGAAGTCTTTAATAATGCGTTGGATACATCAGTAAATTTCTTTGCAGGTATGGTCCTTGGTTCCGGCGATAACATAAAAGCACATAATAATGTGGTTTATGGCCATGTAAATGGAGGTGGCATAGCTTGCGGTAATGGTGCAACTAATTGCAAGGTGTGGAATAATACTATCGTGAACAATGGAAGGGATTGTATATCTTGGCATAATAGTAATGGCGGGGATTATCGTAACAATATTTGTAAGGGCAACGGTGCAAATCTAGTTGCATATGATAGTTCGTCATACACGGCTAGTAATAATCGTGGAGATAGCTCAGGAATTGGTATTTCGACAACTGCTGATCCGATGTTTATAAACGAAGGTGCAAATGATTTTCGATTACAATCAGCTTCTCCTATGAAGAATGGTGGTATTGATGTTAGCCTTCCATGTTCTGGTGCATGTGCCATCGGTGCCTTTGATCCCGCTGAGATCAAATAGCGAAAAGCGTTATATATAGTAGGAGGTAAGTATGATAGATATAAGCAAGGCATTACCGATAAGCGGGTGGATGAATGAGCCAGAGTTAACATGGTTAGCAGAGACAGCTCAGAAGTGTGTAGAAGATAGCGCATTGATAGTAGAGGTAGGCTCTTGGTGTGGTAGATCGACGATGGCTATAGCAGAGCACATGCAGGCAGGTTCAATACTGTATTGTGTAGACGCCTGGGAAGATTTATATGGTAGCAACCCATCAGAGACAGTATCAGATGGTTGGGTTAATGCACAAGATGCATACGTGCAGTTTAAGAATAACTTGAAGAGTTACATAGATGATGGCACAATAGTTGTACGACGATATGATAGCATAGAAGCAGCATATAAGTTGAAACCGTTCTATGCTGATGCAGTTGATTGGGTGTTCTTAGATAGTAGTCATCTGTATGAGACTACCAAGAAGGAGATCGAGGCATATCTACCGTTGTTGAGAGTAGGTGGATTGCTCAGCGGCCACGACTACTGGCATGAAGGGGTGAACAAGGCTGTAAGTGAAAGGTTGAAAGGAGTACGATTGATACCTGGTGGTAGTATATGGACTTATGTGAAGGAGGGATGATCGTGGCTAACAAAGAATCGTTCTATGAGAAGCTTGGGGTGAATAGAGCAGCTTCTCAGGACGAGATAAAGCGGGCGTTTAGAAAGAAGGCATCGAGTGCTCATCCAGATGTTGGTGGTGATAAGGATGAGATGGCTGAACTGAATAAAGCGTATGATTGTCTAAGTGATCCAGTAAAGCGATTGACGTATGATAAGGGTGGTGAAGAACCAATTGTCGATAACTTGACGAGTGAGGCTCGTGATCTAATCATAACTAAGTTCTCTTCAGCATTGAATGGTAGAGTTCATGTTAAGTCTAACATACTTGACTTGGTGAGAAGTAAAATAATTGAAGACCGAGTAAAGTTTGTAAAGGATAGGGATCAGGCTAGAAAAGCTATTGAACTGTTGAAAGAACGTAGGAGTGATGTAAAACTCAAAAAGCGTAGGAAGGCTGTCAAAGGTAATAGGAGAAAGGGCAGTGATGACAATCTATGGCATTACGTTATCGATACAAAGATAAATGAGATAACTATTGGAATGCTTACGTTTGACAAGAACATAGAAATTTGCGTTAAGGCTATGGAGTTGTTAGAGAGCTATGATGAGGATAAGCCGGAGCAGATTATGGGAACTAAAACTTCGATGATAATTATAGATAATGCCTTTCCAGTATTTAGATTTGGGGAGTGGTAGGAGGCTTGGTTACGTATGATAGAACGCAAGGAGACATAATGACACCGCAACATATACCGTTTAATGGGGATACTTATATTGGACCAGAAATCCGTAAGCTTATTGAGAAGTGGAAAGTCAAGACGATCATAGAGACTGGTACATGGTCAGCTCACACTACTAGAGAGTTTGCAAAGATGGGTCCTCATGTTATCACTATAGATTCTACGTGGGAGCACCTCACAGAAGAGTTCGGTAGAGACGCATTGGAGGAATTGCAAAGTTTACCGCGTGTGAAGACCGTATTTGGAGATTCATCTAAGTGTCTTGTTGATGTTATTGATGATGCTACGCATGTTCATAATCATTTAGAATGGATTGGTATCCCAGTCCTATTCTACTTAGATGCACATGGCGGTGGAGCTAATGGTTCTAATGTCAATCCATTGCTTGAGGAACTGGATCAGATACAATACAGTGAGACTTGTAAGGACTTTTGTATAATCGTTATACATGATTTTCAAGTACCAGGAAAAGATTTTGGTTATAATGGTGGTGACTGGGGTAAAGGGTTTGAACCATTAAGCCATGAACTCATTCAGAACTTACTAAACGATATTTATCCAAGAGGATACGGCTATCACTACAACGAGAAAGCAGATGGTGCTACAAGAGGTGTAATTTATATTTATCCGAAGGAGGGGTGATGTGTGAAACTAATAACAGAACTTATAAAGAATCTGATACCGCAGAGGCAACTGCCTCTCCCACCGATTGTAAATGCTGGTAGTGATGTCACGTATGAGATTGGTGGAGTCGGCCAGTACGCCCCATACATTAAGTGTTTGAGGTGCAATAAAACCAGCTACAGTATGAGCGATGTGAAACATAGGTATTGCGGCTACTGTAAAATGTATCATGAGAGGTGGAGAGGTGAGTTCTATGAGATTGGAGGATGATGATGTATCAATTCGCAAACAATTGCCAGTTCCGAGCAGAAGATTTAAATAGGATATATGAGGATGCTTTTGGAATCAACAAGAAGAATGGATGGTTTGTAGAAGTAGGAGCGTCTAACGGTCAGGATTATTCTAATACTTGTGGGTTAGCTGATATAGGTTGGGATGGCATCTATGTAGAACCAGTAAAGGCATTAGCAGAGAAGTGTCGTAAGAGACATTATGCTAATACTGGTGTTACTGTATTTAATTCAGCAGCAAGTAAAATAAACGGAAAGCGACCGCTTTGGATGATACCTGCTTGGAAAACGGCAACATCTAATTTCCAAGCAGCATTAGAAATATGTCAGAAAGTAGATTCTCAACCAGAAGAGTTCATGGTGAATGCTCTAAAGTTGGATACGATATTGTCGTGTACTATGTGCCCTAAGAGTTTTGATCTACTTGTGATAGATGTTGACTTCGGAGAGATCGATGTACTAGAAGGATTTCATCTTGACTATTGGCGGCCGAAGCTAGTCATCATAGAATTGCATGAGGATAACGATCATCCAAACCCACTATCGAAAGAGGTTAGAGAGTTCGCCAATCCATATTTTGAGCGTAATGAGTATGAGAAGATATACAAAGACGGAATCAATACGATCTTTAAGAGGGCGTGATATGAGTGAAGGAACTGTAATCAAAGAGGTTGAGAGAGGTGAGGTGGTGGAAGGTATGAGGTGGCAGATCATAGAAAATTATTCGGATTGTGATTATAATGAAGCGTGTAAGCATATGATTAAGCCAAAAGATGAAAGGTTCATTAGATCACACAGCATATTGCCACGTGGGGTGAGAGCATACAATGAGGCAGGTTACAACTGTACGATAGTATGTTTAGATTGTATATTGGAGAATGCGTCATGAGTCCGGCTATGCAGCCACCGATGAACATAACGCATAAGGAAGGTTGTCCTGAAGGTGGTAAAGACTGGTATCGTGCAGGTGGAGATTGTGAATGTTCAGTATGTGGTAAGTTGTATTATGATCATCCGTATTGTGCTCAATTCAAGAATGAAAATGGTGGTGCTTATGATAGTTATTATATGCATGTGCTATGTAATGGAGATCACGTGAAGCTATGAAGAAAATTTCACTTGGATTCAGTAATTTCTGGGGAAACTCTGGTGGATTCACAGCTGAATACTTCTTCAGAATGTTTCCGTTCCTCAAACCGTTCTATAACATCACTGTACGGCAGGACGATGATGTAGACTTCATGCTATATAGCGTGTACGGTTATGTGCAGAAGCAAGCACCTAATGCTGTGCGTGTGTTAATATCAGGCGAGGCAGGGGATCATTTTGAAGAAGGTGGTAAGATGGCGCCTGGAGTGTATGAACTTGGGTTCTATCATTACGGGTTGACGTGCGCGTCTAAGAATCCTAGAAAGAACCATGCGTATTTTCCTCAGCCTCTACTGATGTTGAATTTATACAACGATGGGTGGAAGTCATTGATACGTGATGATAGTCCACCGCCTGAGAAAACAAGGTTCTGTGATTTTATATACTCTAATGGTAACAGTATGGTACGTCGTTATTTCTGTAGCTTGCTAAAACATTACCGTTGGGTAGACTGTGCCGGTGCTGTAGATAGGAATTGTAATGATCTAGTTGGTACTGGATATGATGGTCCTGGATACCTAGCGAAGCAAGCGTTTCAGTCGAAGCATAAGTTTAGCATAGCATTTGAGAATAATTATTTCCCAGGATACACAACAGAGAAGTTGTCTGATCCATTAGTAGCTAGAAGTGTACCGATTTATTCAGGCAATCCTGATGTTGATAATTTATTCAATCCTGAAGCGTTTATATGCGTTGATAATTTTGATGATCATTTATCGGCTATAGATTATATTCGTGCTGTAGACAATAGTGATAAGTTGTATAATTTGCATTTGAATGCACCACCGTTTCGTAACAACAAGATACCGGATCAGTATAGTGACGAATTTTATATTGACTTTATGAGAGGGATATTTGGATGAATGCTTCTGATGTTGGTAGATTACAGCTTGAGATACTAAAGTTCTTAGAGGAGAAGAAGGTGGATGGCACAGAGAAAGTAGCAGCATTGAAGTCAACGGCTGCGCTATTGGAAAATGTCCGTAGTGAAGAGATGAACATACAAATCTATCAACTTATGATTCAGAATGTAATGAAGCCGAAGTGAGGAGGGGTGATGCATATTGCGGTAGTGATGATTACGAAGGATAGATCAGAGAAGGGTAGGCAGAATTATTTTGCTGCTACGTTAAATAGTTTGGTAGAGTCAGGAATGTTCGAGAGTAGAATAGTATCGTTTCAGTTTGATGTGTTTGATGGCGGGTCGATTTCACTTAGATATTTACGACTAGGCGAGTATCATCCAGATTTATTTACACTTCACACGTCTTCAAGTTTTGATATGCCTCCTAATGTGAACGCTGGTAGAGCATTGCTTCATGGTGGTACTCAAAGTAAAGCCGATTGGGTATTATTCTTGGAGGATGATATATTGGTGTGTAAAGACTTCTTTCAAGGTGTTGAAATGTGGTTGTTGAGGCAAGCGCGAGAAGATCGTCATGCATACATGTTATACACCCCATATAGGGAGATTGAGGTAGCGTTCAAAAACAAACAGCGCACATGGGAGTACCCAGTTAATAAATTTTATGGTACTCAAGCGTTTGCAATACGTTCATTTGATGCTATGCGTCTTGGAAGATATTTAATTGATCTTCCGTATGGTACGTCTGGATACGATATGGAAATGAAGAAGTGGCATATAGAAACTTATGGTGAGAATGGATTTTTTCTATCTTCTGTCCCAAGCTTCGTTCAGCATGTGGGAAGGCAATCACTATTGTTTGATGATAGATTTCATGAGTGTAGTAGTTGGCAAGGTAAAGATTGGAGTGCTTTAGATTGGCAGGGAGATGACAATGTCGGATGAATATAAGTTCATACTATCAACAGACCCATCTGTAGAAGTCATGACTAAGAATGGTGAGAACATATCTAAATGGTCTACAAGCGTTAAGATAGAACAACCTTCACCTAGGACACCACCAACGTTGGAATTGACATACGTTATGGTAGAACCAGTAGAAATAACTTTGTTAGACCCAGAAGTGAAGATAAAGTGTGTATGTCCTGTATGCAATTATGAAGGTGAGGATCATGAATGGAACGGCAGCCCTTCAGCGATAAAGAAAGCTATAGCGAAGTGGATTTTAGAAGAACCAGGTCAGTTTGTGAAGTTGATTGCTGCTGATAAGGCGCTTGGTGGTGACCTGTCTAAAATAATTCAACAATTGTATGTCGGTCCTGAAGAAAATGGATGAGTAATGAGTAAGTCAGTAAGACCGGCCTTCTCTCATAAATGTCCTGCGTGCAAGCGTAAGATATATTGGGAAAAAATATATTGTTCATCGTGCATTAAAGCTGAACCTAGTAGAAGCCGTTTCAGATTGTCTAGGAATCAGAGGTGGATGAAGAATATAAGAAGGCCTGGCGTCGGTAAGAAAACAGCAAACCATCTGTTTGTTTATGTGTCGCAGAAAGCCATGTGTGTTGAGTGCGGTAAGAAGTTAAATGGCGGTAATCCAAGACATGATTGTTTCTTTAGATTGGATTCTAGTTTGCGTCTTAAGGATAAGTTGTTCTGTACGGTATGTAGAAAGCAGAAACTAAAGATGCTATATCCAATTATAAGGCAAGGCATCAATGTGATGATACGTGCTAAGGTATGCATGGATTGTCTACATGGAGCTAAGCTAGTGACGGTTAGGAAGTATGAGAGAAAGATAAAATACGTGGATGAACAGGCTTAGAACTTTAAACAGATTGGCTAGAGAGGCTGCGATAACAGATACCGACAGCCAGCAGGATATAGAATCACAACGTACTAAGGCTATAAGAATGTCTTTTATAGAATCGAGAATTGCAGAGATTGATAGAATTGTTGCATGGCGTTGGCGTGCTTTAGAGAATTTAGAAGGTAAGCAAAAGAAAAGCGAATACATGCGTAAGTGGAGAAAGCAAAAGAGGTGATATGATGTCATATACGACGCTATTAGAATCACCAACTGTAAGTCGCCTTCCAGCTAGGAAGGAGTATGGCGTAGAAAAAACAAAAGATGTTAATGCTAAGATATTTGATGGCATTATGCTGTATAGATATCATTTAGCTGGTGTAGAGAATGGACTCATAAGATTTGTGACGTCAAGGTTCAAAGCTGTATTTGCTATGATAGATTCTCTGTTGAACGATAAGAACTTGGAATTGATGACGTTGTTAAGTGACGCGCGCGTACAGCCGTCGGCTACGCCAATAAAAGAATCATCTGAGGTTGCAGTTGCGTTGACGTCAGTAAATATTATGGAAGCTAAGAAGCCAAAAGCTAAGTCACCATTAACGGTAGATGGTGTGAATAGAATAGCTGACTATTTGGTTCGTGAGATAAATGCAAGGATGAGTGGAGAGTTAAGTGTCGTCAATGCTGCTATACGGGCTGCTGTTCTACAAGTGGCTACTATGGAGCCAAAGATTGTTGCAGATGTGATTCGTAAGACATTTCCGCCAAGCGTCGCAGCTAAATTGAAAGGAGGTATAATAATCACTGATGAGATGCCGTTAGAGCGATTGGTGAGTATCGTTCTAGGTGGAGCTAAGCATAATGCTGCATTACGCAAGCGTTATGGTAAGGCTCTTGATAAAGTGGAGTCGATGATAGTTTCTGGCTTGTTACAGGGGAAAGGCATCAAGCCAATCGCAACAAACATACGTGGTATACTGAGTAAGGATGTAGCTGGAGGCGCAGCTATGTTGGCTCGTACAGAAATTCAACGTGCTTCAGCTAGGTCTAATAAGGAGTTATATGGAAACAACAAGGACATCATCAAAGGTGAAGTATGGATGGCAACATTCGATACAGACGTTTGCATACAATGTTTTAACCTTGATGGTAAATACTTTGCTGTTGGCGTCGGCCCTCAGCCTATTGACGATACTCATCCTAATTGTCGTTGTCTACGTAGTCCTGTGGTTAAGTCTTGGAGGGAACTTGGTGTTAATATCAAAGATGCCCCAATCGGATTTCGTGCCACAATGGGTGGGGCGATTCCAGCAAGAATTACTTTTCAGGACTGGTTTCAAAAACAATCAAGTGAAGTTAAGAAAGAAATACTCGGCAAAACACGATACGAGTTATATCAATCCGGAGAACTTGAACTAAAAGACTTGTCAACTAACAGCAGAATATTAACCATCAAACAATTGAAAAAGAGGTATAAAATAAAATGACTAAAAGAGCTATGAATAAAGGTGATGGGAGTTAGATGAGGAGGGTTGATGAAATCTTTACAGCAGATAAGTGATAGCATTAGTGATTTGCGAACGCAGTATACGCTGATGAATCCACTATTGGGGATATTAGATGCTCTTGATAATCTTGTTGATAACCTCATAGCAAATCAATCAGGCACGCCGCAAGATTTGGATGATGTGTTGACTCCAAAAGATGTTGCCACAATGTTGAGAATTCATTTGAAAACTGTGTATAAATTGGTTGAGGCAGGCAAATTGCCTGGCAAACGGTTAGGACATGGTTGGCGTTTTAGTAGAAAACAACTAATTGAGGTGGTGAAAGGTGGTAAAATAATCATTGATTGATTTTCTTTCGCAATGTGCTAACTTATTGTTTTCATTAAGAAATTCTTTGGTAGTCCCGCTAGTCACCTCGTAAGTTATTTACCGTCGGTCACTATGTAGCGTATATAGTCGTGTATCGAAAGCACGACTATATATGTTTACACTTCAACTTGCTTGTTCATGCCATGTGGATTTGATTCCAGGTAATCTTCCACTTTTTGTCGCATCTTGTGATTGCGATTTGGATCATCCGCATCTGAATCCATATAATGGTATTCCAGTTAGCCACATCACAAGCATCGATGGGCTGGATATTGTTGCTGACAATATGATGATGGAAACAGAAGGCATGGAGTTGTGCGCCAATACTACATGGCAATAACGGAGGATTATCTATGGGGTTGAATTCTACAGGGTTCGAGATGAATAAGCGGCAGACAAGATCGAGCAAGAAGAAAAAGAACAAGGCTGCTAAACAAGTTAAGTCTTACCAAGAAGAAATTTCAGATCATTCTTTTGTAATGAATGAAGAAGATTGGACAGAAGTATCTAGCGACCTAGCATTTGATGACGTTCGTACAATGGTTGATAAGGCAGTAGGTGAGACATATAAGAAACCTGGGTCGTCTGGATCATACCCATACTATTCAAATCGATACTACGTCTATAAGCTATGGCCTGATAAGGTTGTACTGAAACGATCGTATGACAATAAGGAGGACAAAGACTTGTTCCTTATGATGCAGTATACGATCAATGACGATGTTGTTACTTTAGGTAAGTCATCGGTTGTCAATCTTGGATTTGTTCCTACCACTTCCCAACCTAGCCAGTTTCTTACTGCTGTTCGTGAAGCAGATACTCTTAGTATAGATGATCCAGAGTTCGCTCTGCGTATGGTAGAAGCAGAAGAGGATGACGAACCTGCTGATGACGACGAAACGGATGATGCTGATGATCTTGACGATGAGGACGTAGACGATGATGAAGAAGATGACGATGATGAAGAAGATGACGACGATGACGCTTCTGATGACGACGATAGCGATGATGATAAGTCTGCGTCGACAGTCAAAGAAAGTGATCTGCGAGAGGATATAGCCAATATCAAAGAACAAGACTTTGTTGAAGCATTCGATAGCATCATGGATAGTTCCAGCCAGATCATAGAAGAAATGAAAGGTGGAGAAGTTTCTAAGTACATTATAAAGAACATGTCTTTCTTAGGAGAACATTCTAAGAATGGTCGTTCATATTCAAAGGAGGTTAGAAAGAAAGCAATACCAATATTTGAAGGAATGCGTTCGTATTGCAATCATCCGGCGAAAGGTAAAGAGGATGAGAGCAGGATGGTTCAGGAGTTAATTGGTCGTTGGCGTAATGTGCGCGAGGATGGTACTGGAAATATGCTCCGTGCTGATTTGCATATGTCACCTACAGACACGGTGAAGAAATATATCATGCCACATGTAAGGGCTAATCCAGAGATCATCGGTAATAGCATCAATGCAAGTGGTAAACTGTCTAACGATGGTAAGATCGTTATGGAGATTACTAAGGGACGTAGTGGTGACATTGTTGCAGAGCCAGCGACTACTAATGGATTGTTTGAAAGTGTTCAGAAAGAAAAACTAACGACGACAGAAGAAGGAGGAAAAGATATGGAGATCACGTTGAAGGCAGTGTTAGATGATCCGAAAATTGCTGAGGAGGCTCGTAAGCATTTTCGAGAGGAGATGGAATTGGAGGCAGGTGTTGAAGCACTCCAAGAAGAAAAAGAGGAGTTGGAGGAAGAAAACAAGAAGTTGAAAGAGCAGATCGAAGCACAGCAGAAGAAAGAGGATGAGTATGCTGCTGGTATCGAAGTCGATACCATGTTGAAAGAAAGCAAGCTGCCTGATGAAACTAAGGCAGATGCTGGATTGCGTAAGATTCTTATTGCTGCTGACAGCACTGATGCGCGTAAGGCGATCATCGAGAACTTTCAGCGCGTAGCGGATAGTGCTAGAAAGTCAACTAGATCATCTTCTTTGGAATATCCAAAGCGTGGTGACAATACGGAAGGCGTGTTGAAAGAAAGCACTGTAATTTCTACGGTAGCTGCGGCGTTGTCTGCACGCCGGTAAACATTAATGCGAAGGAGGGATACAAGTTATGACGGCTAATCAAGATAGAAGTCGAGTTGAAATCTTCCGTAGAAGGGATGTACCGACTGCTGGAAGTGGTGTGATTAGAATTGGTGATATGGTAATTGCTGATGGTAGTGGTAATGCCACGGTAGCTACCGGAACTGATGATGCGGTTGCAGATGCTCTATTAGGTGTTTCGCTTCATGCTAAGCCAACTGGTGAGACTCCTACCATTGCAGTTGTTGCTGACGGCGTTTTCGAGATGGACTTGGCGTCCGGCCTGTCCGTTGCATTGAAGGTTGGTGATCCCGTTGAGTTCGATGATGCTAACAGCAACGCGCAAACAGTTAAGTCTGGTTCTACCAACCCTATCGGCAAGGTGTATCGTGCTTGCCCAGTTGGTGCAGTTACGGTTATGGTTCACATCATCGGTCGGGATGTTCGCATCCCAGTTGTTGCCGACTAATTGAACTAAAATATTGTTGTGCTTTAACAATAAAACTTTGGGAGGGTAATGCGTATGCGACGTGATGATATTAGATCATTAATTAAAACGCAGGGCCTTCGTTCTGTTGTGGAGGCGGTGCATAGCCTTCTCGAAGGAACGGAGTTGGAAAACGGCGTTAAGAAGAAAATGAATCCGAATGAGTTTAGCATTCGGGCAATGTGGGAAGGATTCGTTGGTGATGTTGAAGATACATTACCTGGACAAAACGAAAACTTCATGTTGCAAGAAGAAGTGAACTCGACTGGCTTTGTGGCTACGTCTAGGATGCTGATAGCGAATACCGTTATCGCAGCTTATAAAGATGTGCCTACCATTGGTGATAAGCTGGTTACCAATATGCCTAGCAGCAAACGCTTTGAGACGATTGCTGGGTTCACGGAAAGTGAAGGACTCAAAGACGTTAATGAGTCTATGCCTTACGAGGACAGCGGGCTGGGCGAAAAGTATGTGACGTCAGTTGCCGGGAAAAGAGGACGGATCATCACCGTCACTGAAGAAGCTATCATGGAAGATCAAACGGGTCAGCTGCTTATGCGTGCACAACGCATCGGTAAGATGGCCGCGATTGATAAAGAGAAAGTTATCATCAACGGTGTCGTTGACGTTATGGGTACTGTTTATCGTCCTAACGGTACGCCGACTGCGTTGTACTCTACCGCTGCAGCAGGTCATGGTAACTTGATGGGCGCCGCTGGTGCTCCTGCAGGTTTCACTGCTGCTGTTCCGCTGGTTGATTGGTCAGATATCGATGAGGTAGAACAGTTCTATCCTCTCTCGATCAAGGATGATCGTGCTATTGGTACGAAAGACCCAATCATCTGGAATCCCACCACGTTGCTTGTTCCGAATGCAAAGAAGGCCACTGCTATGCGCCTTCGCAATGCAACTGAAATCCGCATCAAAACTGACAGCGGTAATACGAATACCGTTTTCAGCAATCCCTATGCTGCTGCCTTTGACGTCCTTAGTTCTCCATTCATTGCTACCACTGGCATTTCCGGTGCGGCTGCTGACTGGTACTATGGAAACTTCAAGGATCAGTTCTTCTGGCAGGATGTGTGGCCTGTTCAGACATTTGCTCAAGGGGCAAATTCTGATGAGGCGTTCCGTCGTGATATTGTTGCCGCGTACAAGGTTCGTTATCTCGGCAACATCTTCGTGATGGATCATCGTCATGTTGTCAAGGTAAAAGCTGCCTAAGTAAATCTTGATGTAATGGTTGCTGTATGGCGTGGGGTGTTCGCCATACAGTAATTAATTATAGACGGATACACTTAGAAAGCTGGCATCATGATTAAAAAACCTAAATTATTGTGGGTTGGCGACGCAGTATGTCATACTGGTTTCGCTCGCGTAACTCACAATGTAATTCCATATTTGCAAGAACATTGGGATGTTGCCGTTCTCGGTATTAACTACCATGGTGATCCGCACAGTTATCCATATCCAATATATCCGGCTAGTACGAATAGCCGTGAGGATATGTGGGGACTAGCACGATTACCTAGTGTAGTGAAGAAATTCAATCCAGACATCATACTTGTAAATAATGATCCCTGGAATGTTATTAGATACATAGAAGATATGGAAGTTCCAGTTGTAACATATATGCCGGTTGATGCGCCAAATATGCGTCCGCTCGTTACTAAGAAGTTGCAGAAGGCAGCATTGAATATATGTTACACGCAGTTCGGTTGTGATGAATTGGCCAAAGCTGGTTTGAGTACAATATCTATGGCTATTGTACCGCATGGTGTTGACGGTGAATTGTATCGTCCTATGGATAAGATGAAGGCGCGTGCGGCGCTAGGGTTCACAGGTAAGATACCTGACGATTCATACATCGTTGGTAACGTGAATCGTAATCAGCCAAGAAAGAGACTTGATCTAACGATAATGTCTTTTGCTAAATGGGTGCAAAAGAATAACATTCCAGAGAACGTCTATTTGCATTTTCATTGTGGCTTACGCGACGTAGGCTATGACATATTTCAGTTGGTAGATTATTTCGGTTTGGCAGGTCGTGTATTGATATCAGATGCGCAGCTGAAAGATTCGATAGGTGTTGATGAAAAAATCATGCCGTATGTGTATAACTGCTTTGACGTTCAAATATCAACTACGTTAGGTGAGGGATGGGGACTTACTACGCATGAGGGAATGGCATGCGGCATACCACAGATAGTTCCTGAGTGGTCTGCACTTGGTGAATGGCCGCATGGTGCGGTGAGATATGTTCCTATCTCTGGTATGCAGGCGCTAGCTGGTGGCATCAATACTATCGGTGGAGTAGTTAGCGAAGATGCTATGGCGAAAGCACTAGATCAGATGTATAGAAATAGTGATGTGCGTGCTGAGTACAGTAAATTAGCGTATGAGCGTGCGACAGAAACACGATTCACATGGGCTTCTGTATCAGCTGAAATGCTTGCTTTACTAGGCAAAGTAATAGGTAAGCCTACCTTTGACTCTAAAAACACTGCTACAGGCTTGCTAGACGCCTTAGAATCGATTCCTGCGAGTGAATTAGAAGGGAGAAACGGCATACATGGCTAATGCTCCCACATATACATACGTTCCAGGCTCTGGATTACCACGTGATCGTGTTAGATTGATGATCCCAGATCGTCCTGTTGTGCGCGCGAATAACAAACCACCAGCGATGTTTAGTGATCAGGAGATTGCAGATTTTCTTGCTGAGTATGGTGATCCACAACTAGCTGCTGCTGGAGCATGTGAAGTAGTCGCGATGGATGAGGCAAAGCGACAACTATCTGTATCAGTAAGTTCTGGATTCTCTATCAGCCGTAATGGTGCACAGTTATGGTTGACTAAAGCAAAGCAGATGAGAGAGTCGGCTGGTAAGGTGCCATGGGAGATCGTGGAATCTGCTTCTATTGACATTACTAAGTATGGTGAAGACAACAGTCACTATATTGGTGACCCTGAAGAGGAATAATAAAATGGTACTAACACCTGAACTTATACAAAAGCATGTTCGTCGTTTGATAGAAGCAAAGGTGACAATTAAGCGACATCGGCGTATATCAAAGAAGGGATTTATTGGTTCTGTTAAGCAGCATCAAAGAGAAGTGCATCCTCTTGTTAAGTCGTATATGAAGCTTGCAGATAAGATAGATAACATTCCAAATTCGTTTGATGATAAAACGCTTACTTATACTGGAAAGTATGATGATGATCGTGGCAGGGCAAATGAAAGATTAGCATCTCTTGCTAGAAAGATCCAAAAGAATCCTAAAGCATTAAGATCATTCAAAAAGAAACTTGGTAAGAATTGGAGTTCTGAGTTAGCTGCTAATACTTAGATTATAGAGGAATAATAAATGGCTGTATCAATTACAACATTAGAACCAGTTACCGGCGCTAGGAAATTTGAGGATAGCAACAACGCTAACGTACCAGTTAGTGTCAAGGGATCAGCTGGTGTTATCCATTCTATCACTATCGATAATTCTGCGAATGGTGCTGCGTCGTATGTGAAGATGTGGGATTTAGCAGTTGGTGACGTCACAATTGGAATTACGCCACCAGATTGGATCATCAAGATTCCAGCCAGTAAGCCGAGATTTACAATCCCAATACCTGATGGATTGGCATTCGCTACTGGATTAGCTGTTGCTACTACAACTACTGCTTTGCTTGCTGGTACTACGAGTCCTTCTTCGGCAGTAGCAATTGGTATAGTATTTGTTTAGGAGTTACAATGGATATTGAACTGTTGAGAAAGCATAAAGATCGTTTGCTGGAAGCTACCACTAACGTCAGACAACAGCAACGTACATCTAAGAAAGGTAAGATATTTACAGTTAAGGCACATGAACGAAATATTGATAAGTTGAAAAATGATGTGCGTTCTGCTGAACATGATTTAAGTATTTTGGTTGGCACTAAGAAGAATTCGGCCAACTACAAAAACCAACTATCAAGAGCTCAACAGCGTGTGGAAGGTGCATATCGAAAATTGCAAATGGCTCTTGATAAACGACGTAGTCAATTTCCAACAGTTCTTGATAAGCGAAGTTCCAGTATTAAAGCTTCAATAAACGATAAGTAAATGTTGAATTTCCTAACACAAGAAGAACTTGAGAACATTCGAGAGGACGCTCAGAATGTTCTTGAGGACTGTGATGTACGCAATCTCATATTGTATCGCAGACTAACAGGCCGAACTGTAAACACAGGTACTGGTGCTATTAGTTTGACATATCAAGATACTGAGATATATGCGACTCGTGGTGATATGACGGCTCGTGCCATTGCAGCTAGTGGTGGAAGATACCAGATTGGTGATGAGTTCGTATTGTTCTCACCATCGACTATGGATTCAACTCCGCGGCCTGATGATAGCATAATGCGATTGATTACGTGCGCCGGCCATCTGAAACTGACTGCAGCTAGTGCTGCAATCGTAGGATACAACACGCAGTTCTTGTTGGACGGCGTATTAGGCGGAGATTCAGTAGTAATCAATACATCAGGCGCCCCAGTGGGTGTGATCAGAGGTACGGTAGCCAGTGATGTATCTGCTACGTTGAAGGATGTTTGGGCTGGTACGTCGGAAGCAGCTGTAGAATACAAGATATATCGCACATATTCTATCGTTCAACGTATTGTTGATCCGTTGAAACTTGCCGTACGATTAGTCATTAGAAGGATGGGATCATGATAACATCTGAATTGTTGAGAAAGCATAAGAATCGTTTGCAAGAAGCAATCGCTGATGTGGATGCTCATACTGCGATTTCTAAGAAGGGTAAGGTTTATAACGTCAAACAGCATACTAGGAATTATGACAAAGCACTGGCAACATTATCTCCTAGTGGCGCGCAACGTGTACGGCGATTGATAGCTAAAGGTGCACCGGATCATAGGATCAAGGCAGCTATTAAGTTTCAGAAGGAGATGGATGCTAAAGGAGCAAAGCATAGAGCTAGTAGCAAGGCCCGTCTTGGTGCTATTAAGAAGAGGCATGAAGATAGATATGGGAAAGGCCGTGGTAGTTGGGGAGCTATGGGGCGACTTGGGCTATTTGGAAAGAGTGAGTAGATGGCACAGAACAAACTATCAATAGAATGGAGTACGAAGAAGTTCAACCAGTTCATACAGGACTTCATCAAGCAGACTGGTGCTGATACGAGTATCGTGCTTAGAAAGTTTATGTTTGATCTGATGACTAGAGTAATCTTTCGTACTCCTGTAGCAACTGGACGTGCTCGTGCAGGATGGAGTGCGGCCGGTAATGCGCTAGGCATCAAGATACCTAAGCCACAACGTCGTAGTCCTGGAGAGCCAGCTTATGATCTTGGAGAATATGAAGAACAACTGAATGGTCCTAGACAATTTATCCGTGTAGCAAATAATGTTGACTACATTCT